CACCCGAACCGTGGAGCGGCGCGTTATAGTTCACGACACGCTGAAAGTCAACAGAACCGACACGCTTAGATTCACGGCACTTGTACGGGATAGCGTCTATTTGCATGATAGCGTTTATCTCGAAGGGGCAACCACCGTCAAAGAACGCATTAAAGAACGCTGGCACATTCGAACGGACACCGTTTGGCGAACAAAAACGGAAGCTCTTCACGCAGCACACTGGGAAACGGCACAACAGAAAAAAAGCCCAGAACCATCGGGGATGCCTGGTTTTTGGTGGGTGCTGATGTTCCTCGCCATAGCCGGGGCGGTTACCTCTCGATTTGGCAAAAAATAAATAGCGTAAGGTATGCAGTTACTCTCATCGATTCCATCATTGACCTTTCCTGATGAGTGGGAGGCTTTGACTATATCCTCAAGCACCCCCCTGAAGTGTTTGGTAAGCGTGAACGCGGCCGTTGTGCTGGACTTGACTTTGCGCCCATACAACGGGAAAATCGTACTCCACGACGTGGGAACGTTGATACGCGACCGCGCCGAGGGGAAAATTTCCGAGGTGAAGCTGGAGGTGGTGAAGGAAGGCAACCGAACAACACTGGCAACGTCATCAGTCATACCGGCACAGCGCCGAATGGGTGAAACGGCCACGGCCTTTGCCGCAAGCTCTTTCCTTTCGCTTTTGCAAACGACCAAGATCACGCACCGTGCAGCCACGGAACGCGTGGCTTGGATCGGTAGCGATAGCGGAGTGACGGTTACCACTGTATGGTCAACGCCCAAAAGCGTTTTGACACGAGCCGAAAGTATAGCTGCACAATCCACTGACGGAGCGAGCATTGCAGACGTTTCGCCGAATCGATTTACTCCACCCACCGCGGGAGCACAGCTTTGTAAGTACATCGTGAGTTGTGGAGCCCGCCGCCGCCACTTCATTATGGCGCCGCCGGGGCTTTCTTTAGCGGGAGGAGTGGAAATCGAATACCGGAATGCATTCGGCATCATGGATACCATGCACGCATTCGGAACCGTGGAACGGAGCGCAAAGCAGACGTACAAGACAGCGCGTATTTCAGGACGCACAAAGAACTACCAATCTGAGGACGAAGTACAGTTGTCATGCACATTCGCGCCCCTTGCACCCGGTGATCACAGCGTGGAGGAAGTAGCCATCTCTCAAGAGGTGCGCTTGCTGCCAAGCCGCGCCATAATCATACCGGTCGAATCTGAAATTAAAGAGAGCGACGACCCGACCAAAATAGGTTTGGCAACTATAAAGTTCAAAGTAGACGAAGAGGCGGCAGTCATCGACAACACAAGCACCGCCGCTCGCAGAAAGGTTTTCGACGATAGTTTTGACAATAGCTATGAGTAATCCAGAAAAGAGAAAATACCCCACGCGTATCCACCAAGCCGAGGCGCGACGTTTGTTGAGAGACGGGCAACCGCACCGCTTGAGGGTATGGGAACTCAGAACAGGAGAAATCTTGTTGTACCAGAGAGCGATTTTTCACAGCGAATATCGCAAACGGAGAAACACCCGCGTTCTGCTCCTACCATCGGGACAGATACGAGAGTTTCGGAACTATATGCTTTTTGAAATCGACGACATGAAAATTTATATGTAATGGAGACAGCATTCGACTTTTGGACGATAGGCTTGGACGGCGTGCAAGCCATGGTTGCAGAAGTGGGAGATACCACCGAAGTCTTTGACACAGTGGTGGGAGCCCCCAAGTCTAAAACTTTGCCCGGGAGCAATCATGAGAAATACATCCCTTTCGGCAACGACGATCAACTGCCATACGAGATGAAACGACTCATCGACGGAGATGAAGTGACAGCACAATGTCTGAATTTCAACGTCACCGCCTTGTATGGAGCGGGCGTCTACACCGGCGAGGACGACGCGCAAGCAGAACAATGGATCAGCCGACAGGCTTTGCCCATGTATGTGCTCGACCAAGCCACCGACATGCAGCTCTATTACTTTGCGGTTTCGGTCGTGATCCTTTCGGCAGACGGGAAACAAATCAACCGCCTTGTCCACAAAGAAGCCCCCTATTGTCGTTTGGCCGAGGCGGACAAGTTTGGCAAAATCCCCTTTGTCTATTATGCAAACTGGCATGGCAGCGCCCCGAAACCCGAGGAGATAGAAAAAATACCACTGCTGGACATGAGAGACCCGCTGGGAGATTTGAAAGTGCGCATGGGACTGGATGTTGATCCGAAGACCGGACGTATGAGACCGCCGACGCGTGAACGGAAATTTGCCGTTGTTTCGAGATTCCCTACAGCGGGCTGCCAATATTACCCCGTGCCTTACTGGTCGTCCATACTGCGAGGGGGCAGCTACGATGAGAAGCGTTTGATTTCCGTGGGTAAGCGCGCCAAGCTGCGAAACCATACGAGCGTGAAATACTTAGTGGAGGTGCAGAACGACTATTACAGCCGAATTTGTCAAGAAGAGGGATTGACCGATCCTGAGAAAATCCAAGAACGGGTACGCCGAGAGAAGGAAAACATTCGCAAGTTCCTTTCGGGCTTGGAGAATTCGGATAAGGTTTGGGTATCGAAATACTACATTTCGCCCGACGGACACGAACAACGCGACATTCGCATTAACGTCATCGACGGTAAAAAGGAAGGTGGCGAGTGGGCGGAGGATATCCAAGCCGCCGCAAATACGATCTGTTTCGCCTTTGGCGTTCATCCCAACATGGTGGGAGCGGTGCCGGGGAAAGCGCAAACGAATAATAGCGGATCGGACAAACGAGAACTTTACACAATGAAGCAAGCACTCCTCAAACCGATGAAGGACATTCTGCTGACTGCTTTGCGCTTGTGTTTTGCTTATAACGGCTTTCGGGGAACACCCACGCTGCCAATGATTCAATTAACCACACTCGACGAACATCGCGACGCTAAAATTACACAGTCATGAGTATTATCACAAAACAGAAGTTCGACGCTGTAGTGCCGGCATTCCGAGACGCAACAGACAGCGTATATCGCAAAATGGTGCCACAACTGGAACTCTACGAAAACCGTACAGCCGAGTTTGCGCCATACGAGAAACTGAACGAACTGCGAGAACGCTACATCTGTTTGGCCGCCGCTCACAACGCGGTGCGCAGCTTGGATCTCGTTTTGACCGGATCGGGCTTTGGCGTCATCTCCACCGCTGAGAAGACCCCCGCCTCTCAAGCCCGTGTGGACGCACTGCAAAGGCAACTTTACCAAGAAGGCTCGGAAGTGTTCGACGAGTTGAGAACAATGGCTTTGACCACTGATTGGAACAAGACCCACACCGCACGGAAGATGGTGGACAGTTTCCTTTTCACCCCCACCATGCTGCGAGAATACGGAGTCACATGCGAGGAACAAGACGTTTATGCGCGTGAATACAGCCGTTTGGCACCGGAACGACACGAGGGGAGTATTCGCGTTCTCCACGAGATTTCCCCCGAGCTCTACGAGGTCATGCTGGACTGGTTGAGAGACGGCGGCGAATATCGCACCGACGACGATTCACCCCGACAACGGGCGCTTAAAGTTATCTTGGAGCGAGGACGCATTCTCATGGCAAAGGATATGGTAGGCGGGGGACTGGTCAAAGCCGTCGACAATATAAGAGCGTCCTTAGCCCTTTATGGCGAACACCTCCCCGAATACACCGGATCTGCAACCTATAGAGCACGACACAGCGGCTTTTATCAGAATGAAACAGACCACCCCACGTTCTTTTTTTCCTGAGACCGTACAAGCCCATATACCTCAAGGCTGGACTGCGCTCACAGATTTGCAGCTGCAATACCTTTGCGCACTCATGGCAACGGAAAAATTTACCACCGAAGAAATTCAGCTGCGCTTTTTGCGCCGCTTTGCTTTCCACCGCCCCAACCCTGACATTTGGCCGCTGCTTTCTCCCCATGCTTTGCTGAAGGCGGCCGAAGCGTTGGAGTGGATAGAAAGCCCGCCCGACACGCCCATACGAGTCGAGCGGATCGGGAAGTACAAGGCGGTGGACGCGCATTTGTTTGACGGACGACTCAAATATGGCGATTATTTGATTTGCGAAAACCTTTTCCAAGGCTGGTTGATTTCGCGCGCACCGGAAACAATCGAACAGATGGCAAGAATTCTTTATCGCACCGAGCAAGAGGAGTATGCCGTCGACATTCGACTTTCGCCCGGGCAGCGCTATGCCGTGATCTTTTGGTGGACGGGGCTGAAAGCCGAACTCGCAAATCGATATAACGAACTCTTCAAGCGATTACCGACCGACGCCGAGGAGTTCGACGACCTTTCGCCCGCAGAGCGGCAAAGAGAGAGCACCGACGCACAAATTCGCGCATTGACAGGCGGCGACATCACGAAAGAACCCGCGGTGATGGACACGGACACGCACAGGGCACTGACTGAACTCAATGCCAAAGCGCGAGAGGCAAGAGAGACGATCCAAAAATTCGGCAAATGAAGATCTACATGAACCGCATGCAGCGCGAGAGTTTGGCCGTAGGCGCGCGCGACACGATTGTAGTAGCCGGACGCGGCACCGGAAAAGGCTTGTTGCAAGCCGCACAGGCGCTTAACGTCATTCAGGCCATGCCGCGCAGCACATCGGCCTATGTAGCCCCCAATGCCATACGCGCCATGACAAACACTTTGCCCTCCATGACAATGCACTGGGAGAGTTGGGGCTATAAGCGCGACGTGCATTGGACGATAGGCAAGCGACCACCGAAGCACTTAGGCTGGGAGAAACCGCTGATTGAGCCGCACAGCTGGGAGAATATCATCTCCTTTTACAACGGATCGATCATTCAAATCATTTCGCAAGACCGCAAAGGCACATCGAACTCGAAATCCTTTGACTTCCTTTTCATCGACGAGGCCAAGTTTATCAAGTTCGAACGACTCAAGGACGAAACATTCTTAGCCAACCGCGGACAGCAACGAGAATTTGGCCATTGTCAGTTCCACCATGGCATGCTCGTTACGTCCGATATGCCAATTACCAAAGAAGGCTCGTGGTTTCTCAATTACGAGGACAAGATGGATCCTGAACTCATCGCCGCGATTGTGGCACTCCGAGACGAGCGTTGGAAGCACCTCAATCGAATCAAGCAGTTCGGGGTCGATAGCGTGCCGGACTATTTGCCCAAACGTGTGGCACGCATTGAGCAACTACTTTCGGAACTCCGAAAGCACGCCCTCTTTTATCGCACCTATTCGACGCTGGAGAATATCGAAGTGCTGGGGGAACAATACATCAGACAAATGCAGCGCGACTTACCGCCGCTCGTCTTTCAAACGTCCGTGCTTTGCCGCCCCGTTCGTCTGCTCAAAGATGGTTTCTACTCCTCCATGAAAGAAGAGCACTTGTACACGGCGGCCAACTTCAACTATTTAGACGCGCTGGAATACCAATTCGCCGAACTTGAAAAGGTGGACAGCCGTGTGGACGACGACCTGATACCCGACGCACCGCTGTGTATAGCGTTCGACTTCAATCGCAATATCAACTGGCTGGTGGTGGGACAGGTCGACGAAGAGCTGGGACGCATGAACACCGTCAAGTGTTTTTTCGTCAAGTACGAGCGCAAACTGGTCGAACTCGTCAACGACTTTTGCGACTACTACGAGAACCGCCCCAATAAGGAAGTCGTGTTCTATTACGACAGCACCGCTATTGGCTCCAATTACGCCGTCAATGATATCGACTTTCGCCGCGTCATCGAACAAACCCTCAGAAAACGCCGCCGCAGCGTGCAGAGCGTCTATATCGGGCAGCCCATGAATCACGCCGAAAAGCACCTACTCATCAACCGAGGTTTCCAAGGACAAGGACACCTCACACCCTACATCAACGAAGAGAATTGTGCTGATCTCCTCGTTTCGCTCCAATCGGCAGGCGTCTACAACGGCAAGAAAGACAAGCGTGGCGAGAAACTCGCAGAGACAGAGGAAGACCGACTCGAAACACGCACCGACGGTTCAGACGCATGGGACACCTTATATATAGGCTGCGAGCGGTTCCCCCGCCGAGGCGGTGCTCTTATCATCCCCTCATCCAACTGGGCATAACACAACACACCCGACTAACAGTTTGCCACCATGATCAATTTTCACGACTATTTCGCCACGCTTTGCCGACGCAATCGCATGGCAGCCGACCACCAATTTTGCACCGTCTCCTGTTCCGGAATCAATCATTTGGACAGCGTGCTCAACCGTTACGACACGGACGCCAATTTCGTAGCCGTCGACGACGTTTGCGACGAGGCCACCTTTCGCGATAGCGGCGGCTGGTTCAAACGAAAGGCCTACACCGTCTTTCTTCTCATGCGCTACGAGCACGACGACGAAACAGACCGACAGCGCAAGATGGATATTTGCCGCGAACTCCTTAGACAGTTCCAATCGGGACTGCTCAACGACGCACCGCTCTTCGTCAAAAAAGGCTTGTATGTGCAGATGGACAACATCCGTTCGCGCGAGATGGGCGGCATTTTCCTCACAGACTGCACCGGGCTCTACTTCATGTTCTATGTTGATGAACCGGTGAGTATCGCTTACAACCCCGAAGAGTGGATAGAAGAGTAGAGATGAAGCAACCCGAAGAGAAAGATTTTACCGCCTTTGCCCGGGAGTGGCATGATATGATGGTGAAGATCTGGACAGATCGCATTCAGACCATGGACATCCACCGCACCGGAACGTTGCAGAGCAGCGTGCACGCACAAGGGCTTAGCGTCGACGCCGAAGGCTTTTCCATGCACGCGGCCTATCGCTTTGTGGAATATGGCATTTACGTCGACGCCGGCACGGGTAACGGCTACAGCCGCGGCAACGGCGGCGACCTCAAAATCTTAGACCCCGTGGTGCGCGCACAACGAGGGCTGGGAGAACCGAGAAAGAAAAGACCGTGGTTTTCCGTATCGTGGGAGATTTCCAAAAAAGTGCTCAGCAGGAGATTGACGTACGACATCGGAAATGAGTTTACCGGTATCTTCGACTCATTAAAAGACAATCGCTGAAAACGATTTTGACGATTTAATTTGGGAACAAGTGGGGAAAATCGTATTTTAGCCAAACAGAATTTCAAAACAAAGTCATTATGATCAGCGATTATTTCTTCTATTTGGCCTGTGTGATTGGTTTCTTGCTCATAGTACGTGTCTTATACGTATATGAGAAAAACTATGAGCAATTCAAAAAAGAACTTCCTGAAATCGTAGAGAAAGAACAGCATGAAAAGGCGGTCAAGAGAGCCGTCAGGGAACGATATAAGCGAATTGAAAGCGAAGCCTTTCGGAAATACCCCGGACTGGGAGGGAACTATCTGAAAAGACGAGACTACATCAAAAGAAAGTGGAGAAGAACAGGAGGCTGATTTTGTCATTTTCTATTTTTACGCATAGCGGTATCTTTGACGCAAAAGGTCAAGATACCGCTTTTATTTTTCCAGTATGGTAGAAAAGGACATCAAGATTATCGAACTCCACGTCAACGACAACGACGCAAAGGAGAATATTGAGCAACTCCGAAAGAAGGTGGAGGAGCTCAACCAACAGCGAAAGACCGCCGAACGAGAACTCAAAGACAGTCGCACCACCGACGCGCAACGTAAGCGCGCCAAGGAGAGAATCAAGGAAATCGTCTCGGAACTCAAAAAGAACACCCGAGAGCTGGAGCGCTCCGAGAACCGCGTGCAGGCGCTCACTGAAGGTTTGCGCCGTATGGACAAACAAACACCGAAGGAGCTGCAAAAGACGATTCGCCAAATCAACACGGAACTCAATTCGGGCGCCGTCAAACGCGGATCGGAGCAGTGGGACGCCTACACCGAGGCGCTCAAGAGTGCCAAGAAGGAATTGCAGGATATTCGAAAACAGCAAGAAGTAGAAGAGGACAAGAGCTTTGGAGATAAGATCTCTGATTTCGGCAACAAGTGGGTGGGAACAGTCGCATCCATTGCTGGCGGCATGGAAATCTTTGACAACGCCAAACAGTGGGTGAGTAGTTTCGTCAATATGTACGCCGACATGAAGGAACACATGAGTGGCGTATCGAAATACACCGGGCTGGCAGCAGAGGCGGTGGACGAACTCAACGAGGCGTTCAAGAAGATGGATACCCGAACGCCTCGCGAGAAACTCAACGACTTAGCCGCCGACGCCGGACGTTTGGGAATTAAGGGCACACAGAACATTCTTGACTTTGTCGACGCCGCCGACCAAATCAATCTCGCTTTGGGTGAAGATTTGGGCGAGGACGGTGTGAAGAACATTGGTAAGCTCACACAGCTTTTCAGCGATGGACGTGCCATGGGACTCAAGAACGGTATGCTCGCAACCGCGTCTGTCATCAACGAACTGGCACAGTCCTCATCGGCGGCAGAACCCTATCTTTTGGAATTCACCGCGCGTTTGGCCAGTATCGGGAACACGGCCAATATGGCACAGTCTGATATTACTTCGATTGCAGCCGTTTTGGATCAGGGCATGGTAGGCGTCGAGAAGGGCGCCACCGCCATGCAGAATGTTTTGACGGCTATCTACAGACGACCCGCCAAGATGGCAAAGGCCGCCGGACTCGACGTGAAGAAATTCACCGAGCTCGTCAAGACCGACGCCAACGCCGCGCTCTTGCAGTTCATCGGCGCGCTCAAAGACGCACGCTCGTTGGAGAACATCGCGCCCATGCTCGAGGAGATGAAGCTTTCGGGATCGGGAGTGACGCAGACGCTCGCAACTTTGGCCAACGGGCTCGACAACCTCAAAGCCACGCAGCAGCAGGCCGCACTCGCATTCTTGGAACACACATCGGCCACCAAGGAAGCCGAAGCGGCCAACTCCACCGTGCAGGCACAGCTCGAAAAAGCGCAGAAGGCCTACAAAGATTTGGCCGTCGAACTGGGTGGGCACTTGGAGCCCGTGGTCAAACACATGGTTTCATCCACCGGACTCATGGCAAAGGCGCTGCTCTATGCTATTCGGTTCGCCGTAGAGCACAAAAGAGCCCTCATCACTTTGGGCGTAGCCATGGCGGCTTATACGACTGGACTGATCATTACAACCGCATGGGAGAAACGTTTTTGGGTGGCAAAAGCGCTGAATCTTGTTGCAGACAAAGCAGCGGCCATGTGGACGGCCATAAAAATGACGGCTATCATGGCATGGAATGCGCTGCTGGCACTCGTGACGTTGAACACCGAAAGAGCGGCAATAGCTCAGATTATATTCAATCGAGCCATGGCAGCCAATCCCATCGGTTTGCTGCTGGCCGGTATCGCCGCTTTGGTTACACTGATCATCACGTTTACACGAAAGACCGAAGAGTTGACGCAGAAACGTTCGGTGCTCAACGACGTGCAGAAAGAGGCCGTGAAGAAAGCCACCGAGGAGATCGAGGTAGTCAAACGACTCCACCAAATCATTCGCAACAGCAATGAAGCATACGACACCCGACGCAAAGCGATTGAGCAGTTGCAGAAGATGGTACCGGGCTATCACGCCTCATTGACCAAAGAGGGCAAATTGACCGAGCACAACACCAAGGCGATTGCTGATTATATCCGATCATTGCAAAACAAAGCCCTGGCTGAAGCTGCCTACGATAAGCTGGTGGAACTGCAAAAGGCACGAATTGAGCAGCAGATGACAGTCGACCGAAAGAAGTACAACATCCGAGCCGTTGATAGAGAGCTGCAAAAGAAGCAATACGAATCAAGGAAAAGTTATGCCAATTCCGACCCCAACGGGGCGCGATATGAAACAAACAGAGTGCGTATAGAGAAACTCGATGAGCGCCAAGAGCAAGTCGACGCCCTCAATTCCGCGCAAACCGAGTTGAATGAAACCACCAAGCAAATCAATCAGCTCAACAACTTTGTCCAAGGGAACAACGAGGTCAAGAACTTTTACGGCAAACTCATCAATCAGAAGGCCACCGACTTCTCCACCGATGACACCGGAAGCGGCACCTACACGCCACACAGCACCACCGACGACAAGAAAGGTTCGAAGGTAGACAAACTCAAGAAGAAGGAACTCGAAGACGGAAAGAAGTTCATCGTCGAGGTAGACAAGCAGCACCGCGAAGCCAACGACAAACTCAAGGTGCAGTTCGCGCAAGGGCTCATTACCACCGAAGAGTACAACAACGCCGTGGCGAAGAACGACGAACAAGCCCTCAAGCGCAAGCGCGATTTCTACACCCGCAATCTCGATCAGCGGCAGAAGTGGCAGGACGAGCTCAACAAGCACGCCGACAAGGAGAAGAAGCGCACCGAGGACTGGTCGATTGCTGAAATCGACAAGCGCCACAAAGCCGAACTCGACGCACTCGAACACAAAGAAGCCGAGGGGCTCATCACCACCGAGGAGTACGAGAAGCAGCGCGACCGCCTCACACTCGAGCACCTCAAAGCCCGAGCCGACTATTACAAACAGTGGGGGCGCGTCGACGACTACGAGAAGGCCGCCGCGGCACTGCAGGAGGAGGACAACAAGCAGCGACTCGCACGAGAGAAGAAGTACCAAGAGAAGGTGAAACAACTCCGAAACGAGTATCTCAAGAAGAGCGCCGGCGAACTCTTTCAAGAGGAGATGAAGGTGATCTCCGAACTCCACACCCGCAAACTCATCTCCGAAGAGGAGTATTTGCGCTTGCAAGCGGCTTTGCGGCTCAAGTATCAAGGCGACGACGGGCGCGGCGGACTCATCGCCGAGGAACGCCAAAAGCGCGTCGACGAGTTCCTCACAACGGCGCGCCACAACGCGAGCGGCGAACTCGGAACGCCGCGCGACGACAAGGACGAGAGCAGCCATACCGCCGGCACCAATGCTTTCGGCGTTTCAGAACTCGCAAAGAGCGCCCTCAAGTTGCGCATTCACGCCGCCACCTACGACGCGCTCAAACGCATGCGCGACAAGGACAAGGAGCACGCGCTGGAATACGCCGCCGCATTCAAGCAGCTCGACCGCGAACGCTTGCAGGGCATCACCGACGCGGCCGCGGCGGCTTATGCCACCTTTGGCGCCGTCGTGTCCACATTCGGCGACTTGCAGCGCGCCGAGGGCGAGGCGCAAGTGGCACGCACAGAACGAGAGTACGAGGCCAAGATCAAGGCCGCAGAGGGCGACAACGAGCGCACCAAACAACTCGAAGCCGAAAAGCAGGCAGCCGTCGCAAAGATCAAGAACGAGTACAACCGCCGCGCCACCGGCGTGCAAATCGCGCAG